GTCCATGAAGACTGTATTTTGAAGAATACAAGGTCTCTGACGTTTGGTCGCGACCACCAAAGCATCAAAGTCCATGTGAAAGTGTGCGCATGCGTATGCCAACGCAAGGGACGCCGACCGATTCATTCCAGCCTGACAGTGAACATACACAACGCCATCGCCCTCACGAAGGAATCTCTGCATAGCCTCCTCAAACTTGGGATACCAATCAAGAATGTTCACACCAGTTCGGCTATCAAGTGCCTCCAACACGACATATAGATGCGGAACGTATTGTCTCCACCAGACAGGCGAGTCGTCATCCATCGCACAGTTGATGACGTGTGTGATCCCGTATCGTTTCGCAAAGGCTACTGTGAGCATCGCGCCTGGGCCCACTAGAATACGAGGATGAAAGTACGCCGGTGGTTGCTTCATATAGTCTGGTTGAAGCAGACGCGTGATAAACGACATTCTATTAAAACGTATACTATTCTGAAATAGATTACGTTTTAGTATGGAATCATACTACCAGAGATGCTTAGTGGAGGTGCACAAGCGACCACACCCGAATAAGGAGACACAGGCTGAACGAGTGAGACAGTTGACATATTGGTTTCAGGAGGAACTAACCAAGAAAGCTAGCAAGGAAGCCATTGAGAAGATGCGCAATAACAACGGCAGCGCCGCCGAGAACGCCAGCGCCAGTCCAGCTGACAACACCGGAGCCGGTGTAGGCGTTGGGCACGTATTGAAGGAGGAGATTACGAGCTGGGGAGAGTGAGATAATCACGGCGGCCAAGAAGAAGGCGATATACATGGACAGCGACGACACCATCCATCGCATCGCAGGCAGACTGGGCTTGAAGGAGGGCGCCATTCCGCCGTGGTGGCTGTTGGACCCACTGGGCAGCGGCATCATCGGGGGAGCCGACTGAGGGCCCTGGGGGCTAGGCAGCAAAGCATCTAGCGGTGTTGAATCGTCCATTGTTTATTCATTAGACACGTTTTCGCAATTTGCGTCCTCCACGCGATACCGATAACATTTTCCATCTACCTTGACGATCTTGTCCATCGTATCCTTGAGCGGCATGCCCAGCGTGCGAACCGTGGAATAGTTGCGGTGAAACAAGATCACGGCGATACCCAGCCCGATGATGAACGAGAAAAAGGGCGCACCGTTTTTTATCGCTTCCAGAAGTCTGACCATTACTTCTTACTGAGACTTGCGAGTAGGTTGAGCGACGATGCGTCTTGGACACACGGAACCTCTACCGACGTGAATCGCACACACCCCGTGTCGGTGTGGTAGACGCTAGAGTCGTTCGGCTGGGGGATTTTGGCTTGTTTGCGCGTCGGAGGGATCGATACAGTAGATGCCAAGAGCCCGAACATGAGTCCAGCGGCTAACCAATGAAGTTCAATCATTATCACTGTGCCACATATTCTGCGACAAAGGCCTTGAAGCCGAAATAGACGAGAATGATGAAAAATCCAGAATATGGGACCGCGATTGATACGACAGTCAAACCGTACGCCATCGGTTGGAAGGATGCCTTTCCGGTGATCTCATACTGGCGCATAAAGATCGCATAGACAGCTGCGATACTAAACACATAGAGGAATGCCGCAAAAATGACAGCAGCGATTTCCCAGGCGCGCTTGTATATGAGATCCACCGGGGGCAGCTCGAGCTTATTGTCGGGAGTGACTCCACCTTCCACATCTTTGAGCTGGAGCTTCTGTCCATCGGGTGCTACGAGCTTCCTCACTTTTCCATTCTCAAGAATGTTGACTGTGAGTCGGCGACCCTTGATAACGTTTTTCGTCACCTCCTGAAGCTCCTTCTCTTTGAGCGTATCCTGCTGGAGTTGGAGCTTGGTGGCCTCAATACACTTCTGATCTGCTTCCCCGCCACAGGCCTTGACGGATTCATTCCGAATGTTGCGCTGATCTGTCACGGAGAGATCGGTCTTTGGCGCGGCCTCAAAGACGGGCAGCAGTTTCTCATCTGCGATCACATCTAGGGCGCCACCCGATATCTTACTAATCAGCGATTGAGTGATGTTGCGGAAGCTCTTTTCGTCTCCAAAATATGCGGAGACAATCTGGACCATTGTTATGATGCGAATACAAGATTGCCAAGGCCCGATACGATGCGGAGGAAGTTAATGGACTCCACATAGACACCCACATTGTAGGTGAACGTAAAGATCACATTGTCGTTCGTCTGTACAACGGTTGTGATGGTTCCTGGGGGATACAGCTTCTTGCCCGTTTTGGGGTCTGTCAGATTTACGTTCGCAGCCGGGATTATGACTGGGCGGAGACTGTAGAGCGAAGAAGTCAGAACACAAACCATTGTAGAGGTTGTGCCGCCACCATGTAGAACAGACTGTGGAAGCGGCTGTAGAAGCGTTAGCCGAAGAATGATCTTGTTAAACATGCTTCCGTTGACCGCTCCAGACGGCTGGTAGTTGTTGTGGTCCAGCGCAAAGGAGTACATGTACACACCGGGTAGTTCAGGTGTGATTCCTGTGAGATGACGATACATCTGCTGGAGCGAGAAAAAGGGCAGAGGCTTCGTCTGGATGCGCTCCTTTCCGTCAAAGAGAATGACACCATCAATCACCGAATCACGAGGATATGCGGACGATACCTGCTGCTGCCCCGAACTAAAGAGCGATGTATCCACGTCGGAGTTAATGGCCGACCAGGGTGCGCGCTTGGGATTGGCCCAGTTGGTATAGTTATCCCACTTGTTCAGCAGAATTTGATCACTGCGTTGGGTCAGAAACACAATGCGTGTCACCAGGTTGAACATGGGAATCTCCAGATCCGTGTTGCCGCCAAACTGACCATCCTTCATGACATACTTGACCGTCTTGACGAGGAACGTCTGATCTGCCTTGGCCAACTGGTTCATCTCCATCTCCGTCAGATACACGAAGTTACCCTCCACAAACGGATCAGGAAACCATGTCGTGAGCGTGGTGTTGCTCGGCAGACCAGTTGACAGAGGAGGCGACAAGAACAACTGCATAGGATAGTTGACCGGCCGAATGCGATTGCCAAACGTCAACGATGTAGGCTCCACATCCACTACGGTATACAGATCTGTGAGTGCCCTCATTGTCACGTTAATAAAGACCTCAGAATTCTGGAGAGAGACCAACGGCAACGCCATGCCAGGGTTCTCGCAAAACCAGAAATGAAGAGGGATCACCAGCTGACGAGACCGAATGCTCGGCTCTGGAGACAATGTGTTCGGCGATGTGCCTGGGAGAACCTTGGGTGTCAGCGCGTGGGGATACTGGTTGTTGCGATCGTATGCGTTGGCGGGATCATAAAGTTCCGGCAGATTCCCAACCATGTTGTCTACGATCTCGCGCTTCGCAGTATCGTGCGTCATGTACGAGTAGAGCTTGAGCCACTCGCCTGTAAGAGTCTGGATGGCCTGACCGTTCATCGTAATATCTACGTGGTCAATCAGATTGTATCCAATGTTGGAGATCCACTGAAACTCGTATCCAATGGAATTCGTCCGAGGGTCGTATCCAGAGGGAGGAGCACTGCCGCCCAGGTATTTGAGAGGCGAGTACACGTCTGGAAGCGTAATATACAGGTAGCAGTCATTGATCAACTGCGCATACCTGTCAATCCGGCACGAGATCGTTCGCGGGCCCGTGATGCTAAACTCTAGATTGGATGCCGTGAAGGGCATGCGAATCTGCTCCATGGCAAAGTTTGTGTGACGGCGATAGACTGCCCGGAAATGAGTCATGGAAGGACTTCCATTGACTAACTCATTTTGGGCGCCTGTTGCGACAAGTTGAATCAAGCCACCTGGCATTTGTATTATGATAAGTGCTTTCTTTAGTTCCTTTATGACGTCACCGTTGTTGCGCGCACGCTCATAGCAGGAATTACATTGAACCGAACAATACCCTTGTCCGTAGTGGTTCTGAATGCTCCAAAGGCGCCGGCACCGCCGTTGGAGAGGCAGCACCGACTAGCCCACGACTCTCCGCCAGACGCGCCGCCCCAGGCACCCTGGAAGGCAAAGACCTGACGCTCATATTGAGTAGCGTTGTTGGCGATAGCCGAAAGGAAGACAGCGTTGTTCTCGCGTGCCAGCGGAGGAGGAGTTGTATTGTATGTTGCGGCAATGATCTGACGCTTCCGCATCGTCAAGTAATCTTGAGCAGAATTTACCTGCATTTATCATTTACGTAAGAGATTCTGTATAGAGTCAATGCGTTTCGTCCTCGTAAGCACGCACATTGATCAGACAACCGGATACTCCAAGGTAAGCAACAATCTTGTGCGGCAGGTTGCGACGCTCTCACCCAAGGTTAAGACATTTCACTTTGGATTCCAGCGCCATCCCTCGCATACCGGATCTCGCAAGTATCCCGATGGCATTGTGTCGTATGACGCAGCCGCAAACGAGGATCCCAAGGAGGAGGGTTTTGGATTCAACAAGATCCACGAGTATGTGGAGATGGTCAATCCCGACGTTGTGATGATCTACAACGATCCGCTGGTCGTTATGAAGTTTGTGGAGGCAATGAAGCATGCGCGTGGCGTGTCACCTTACAAGCTGTGGATCTACCTGGACCAGGTGTATACCGGCATCGCACAGACTCTGATTGACACCCTCCACAAGCACGCAGACAGGATCTACTGTTTTACCGACATTTGGAAGCAGCGGTTCCTAGAGTATGGGGCCTTCCCCGATGTTCGTGTTCTGGAGCACGCTGTGGATCCCACTGTCTTCTCGGTTATGACCGCGGAAGCTGTCAAGGGAGTCCGGAACAATATCGGAGTGCCGACCGACGCGGTTGTTTTTCTCAATGCGAATCGTAACAGTCAGCGGAAGCGCCTGGACTTGACGATTGGTGGTTTCGTTCGGTTGTTGGCTCGGAATCCTACGAAGCCGTATTATATGATGATTTCAACGAATATGAATCCACAGTCTGGCGCATTCTATGATGTTCAGAGGATCTTTGGGGAGGAGCTCAGGTCCCAGAATCTTGATGTTCAGAAGTATGCTCGGAACCTGCTGCTAATTGATACCGCAGCGCCGAATCTGCTGAGTGATGATGCGGTAAACCAACTCTACAATTCAGCGGACATTGGCATCAACACCTCAGACGGTGAGGGATTCGGTCTGTGCCAGCTTGAGCACATGTATACCGGTGCGCCGCAGCTTGTGACAGACATTGGCAGCTACCGGACATTCTTGAGCGAGGATACCGCGGAGTTCGTCCCAAGCAATGGCCGCTGTTACTTTGCCGGCGGAATGCCCCATGGTTGCTGGTCTCCTACCTTCTCAATGGAGCATGTTGCGGATTCAATGGAAAATATCATCGCTTCCCTCGCCGAGAAGCGCAAGGCTATTGTCGCCTACAACTTCAAGAGCTGGGCCAAGATCTGTGATGGGTTGCTGGAGGATCTTCTCATTGAATGCGAAGCCCCTGTATCCATTGTATCTGTCCCGGCGTTGTCATAGTTCCGATGCGAATCAATCGGCTATTGTCCTCAAAGGCCGGACCATCAAACACCTCTTTGGTGTCCGGATCAATCAAAAACACCATCGTCTTGATGGCGACTCGCTGAAGTCGTCGCTTTCGGCGCTGCATGTTCCGCAAGTATGTCTCATCCAAATCTTCCGTCTTAATATCGGGCTTGAATGCGAGATCCTCGCCCTCTGCCGTACTATCAAATCGCATACACGAAATCACGGGTGTTTCCCGACTATGGAGTTTCCGATGAACTTCGCAGTCGACGGCTGCCTGTTTGAGCAACACGCTAATTCGCTTGTTCGTGACATCCTTCTCATACGTCTTCTCGTAGAGATACTCGTCCGTTGTCATGAACACTTCTGTCGGATCGCCCTCATATCGCTTGGTTGCCAAGTCATTGCGACGAACCAGCACCACGTTGTTCGCACCCTCCGTAGACTTTGCCTGAGACTCCGTAAACACGCTGAGGTAGAAGGACACGCGCACCGTTCGCTCTGCGAGAGGCAACTTGGCATGCGAGCACAGACGAATCGCACGGCCCACAACTTGATCGTGGCGAGCAGGATTCCAGTGAGGCTCCATGATGTGAACGTGGCGCACGTTGGCAAGTGTAATACCCTCAGCACCTGCCGCAGTAATCATAAACAGAACCATCTTCTTCTTCGGAGCCGATTCAACGGATTGCTTGAGACTGGCTGGAAAGTTATCCGAATATTGGGCGTTGAAGATCTGTCGCATGTACTCGCGCTGCTCCATGTCCTCGTTACCTGTGAAGAAGCCATACGCTGGCTTGGCGGGGTCCATCGCAGGATCCTCAATCCACTGCCCGGCCTCCTTGGCCAACTTGTATTCCTGCCAGCCGTTTGCATTGAGAATCGCACTAAACACACCAAGTCCTTCCAGGTTACGGAAGTTGCTGTACACCAACTGCGTGTTCCATGTATCTCCATCGCCCATGGTTGCTCGGATGTTCTGAAGCATCTTGAGCATTTTCGGGCTGT